GACTATTATTGAGTCAGATAAATTAGTTTTTCAAGATTATGAAATATTAAGTGAACTAACTACCTTTATTCAGAAGAGTAATTCATTTGAAGCAGAAGAAGGATGTAATGATGACCTTGCTATGTGTTTAGTCATCTATGCATGGTTAGTTGCACAGGATTATTTTAAAGAACTCACTGATCAGGATGTAAGAAAAAGATTATATGATGAACAGAAGAATCAAATAGAACAAGATATGGCACCTTTTGGTTTTGTTACTGATGGACTAACTGATGAAGAGAGTTTTGTCGATGCAGAAGGTGATAGATGGCACACAGATGAGTATGGTGACAAAGGTGGGGGTATGAATTACATGTGGGACTACATGTAAACATCCTAAACAATAAATAATTTCAGAAATACTGAGAATTCGGAGACAAAAGCATGGCGACTCCTCAATTATCTCCCGGAGTTTTAACGAGAGAGGTTGACCTTACAGTAGGAAGAGCTGAGAATGTACTGGACAACATCGGCGCGATAGCTGGTCCGTTTAGGATCGGTCCTGTTGATGATCCAATTGATATATCTACAGAAGAAGACCTTGTTAACGTATTCGGTAAGCCGTTATCTACGGATGCACAATACGAATACTGGATGAGTGCAGCATCTTATCTATCCTACGGAGGCGTTTTAAAGGTTTGTCGAACCGATGGAACTAACCTAAACAATGCAAACGCTGGTGTTGGAATAGCATCTACGAGTGCAGGAAATTTAAAGATTAAGAACTATGATGATTACCAGAGTAACTGGTTAACATCAACAGAATTTACCTACGGTGCTAAGAACCCTGGTTCTTGGGCTAATGGATTAAAGGTTTGTGTCATTGATGACTTAGCAGACCAAACTATAGGAATTACAACTACCAGTCCTGGAGACTACGGTGCTCTGGTTGGTAACGGTGTTACTGCAGCATTATCTAATGTTGTTATACCTGGTGCAGGTAGTACTGCTGGATTCAGTGGATACCTAAAGGGTATTATTACTGGTGTATCAACTGACGCAACAAACAGTCTTTCAACAATTGATGTTAAGATTGTTTCTAGAGTCTCTGGTGCAGGAACTGAAACTAAAATCGATTATAAGCAGTATACACAATACGCTTCATTCGATACTGATGATGCTCTTTGGTTCGTTAATAGTTCTGGTATTAATACTGGTGCTCCTAACGCTACTAACACTGCAGTTACAGCAACACCAACAGTTACAGAAGATTGGTATGATAACCAGGTTCTAGGATTAGAGAACTCCACAGTTTATTGGAAGTCTCTTGCTCCAAAACCAGTTTCTAACAATTATGTAACTAAGAGAAAAGGTGAGAACGACGGAATGCATATTGCCGTTGTTGATGACTTTGGTACTATCACTGGTATTCAAGGTGCTATCGTTGAGAAGCACATCGGATTATCTAAAGCAGAAGATGCTATCTCTGCAATAAATTCTCCCCAGAAGATATACTACAAGCAGTATCTCGCAGATTACTCAGACAATATCTATGCAGGATACAACGTATCTGCTGCTAAAGATACTTATTGGGATACAGACCCAATTGCTTCTGGATTCGGAACAGAGTTTACCGCATACACAACTGCCCAAGGTTTATGGGGACAAAAAGCACAGGATTCAACATTCTCTGTGATTGGAAACAAAACCTACAAGTTTGGTGGTGGTGTTGACTACGGTGCAGGAATCCCTGAAGTAGGACAGAACGGTGGCATGACTGCTACTCTAGGTTCACTTAAGACATCTTATGATTTGTTTGCTAACAAAGATGAGATTCAAGTAGATTACCTAATCATGGGTCCTGGTTTAGGTGCCAGAGACTTGTCACAGGCAAAAGCAAATAGTCTAATCACTATTGCTGGACAAAGAAAAGACTGTGTTGCATGTGTTGGTCCTCATAGAGGCGACCTTGTAAATATTACAAACACAACTACACAGACTACAAACCTAATTACATACTTCGCTCCTCTATCATCTTCCTCTTACGGAATCTTCGATAGTGGTTACAAGTATACTTACGACAGATTTAACAACGAATTTAGATACGTTCCAACTAACGGAGACGTTGCTGGACTAATGTGTCGCACAAATATCGTTGCTTATCCTTGGTTCTCACCTGCTGGACAGCAAAGAGGTATTATAAACAATGCAATTAAACTTGCATATAACCCAACCAAGGACCAAAGAGACCAGTTGTATCCTAACAGAATTAACGCTGTTATTACACAACCTGGAACAGGAACACTTCTCTTTGGAGACAAAACCGCTCTTGCATATGCATCAGCGTTTGACAGAATTAACGTCCGTCGTTTATTCCTTACCATCGAGCAAGCACTGCAGAAAGCTGCAGAAGCACAACTCTTTGAGTTAAATGATGAATTAACGAGAGCAAACTTTAGAAACATTGTTGAACCTTATCTGAGAGATATTGAAGCAAAACGTGGACTCTACGGATTCCTAGTTGTTTGCGACACTACAAATAACACTCCTGACATTATTGATAACAATGAGTTTAGAGCAGACATTTACTTGAAACCTGCCAAGTCTATCAACTACGTAACACTTACGTTTGTTGCTACTAGAACTGGAGTAAGTTTCGATGAAGTTGCTGGTCGCGTTTAATCAAAAAATTCATCTAAATAACTACACAGGAGAGTAAACAATTATGGCATCAACTAGAGAAAATAAAACAATCTCTAACTTTAAGGCCGCCCTTATTGGTGGTGGTGCAAGACCGAATCTATTCGAGGTAGAGCTCACAACTCTACCTGCGGGGATTTCTTGGGATGCTGATAGTTTCCGCTATATGGCGAAAGCTGCAACATTACCTGCATCGAACATCGCAAACATCGATGTTCCGTTCAGAGGTCGTATTTTTAAAATCGCAGGTGACAGGACAATCGATCCATGGACAGTAACAATAATAAATGACGAAGGATTTAAGTTAAGAAATGCATTTGAAGAGTGGACGGATTTAATTGCAAAGTTGGATAACAACTTAGGTGCAACTGATCCATCAGCATATATGGTAAATGCTAAGGTGTATCAACTTGGTAGAGGTTCATCTCCAAGTAGTAAGTCTAATACTGGAGAAGCAAACTCAGTTCTTAAAGAGTATGAGTTTGTTGATATCTTCCCAACAGCAGTTGGTGCAATAGATCTATCATACGATTCTACAGATACAATTGAAGAATTTACAGTTGATTTCCAAGTTCAGTCTTACAGTTTCGCTGGGGCTGGCGGTCCAAATGGCTAACTAAATAGTCCTACGGATAAGAAATAAATCATGGCAAAATTATTTGGGTTCTCTATAGAGGACTCCGAATCACTATCTCCTAATGCGGTTTCTCCCATTCCTCCTAATAATGAGGATGGGAGCGATCACTATATGAGTAGTGGTTTTTTTGGTTCTTATGTAGATATTGAAGGCATCTACAGAACTGAATTTGATTTGATTAAAAGATATCGTGAGATGGCACTTCATCCTGAAGCGGATAGTGCTATTGAAGATATTGTAAATGAAGCAATTGTATCAGATACAAATGATACACCAGTAGAGATTGAACTTTCTAACCTTAATGCTAGTGATGGTATTAAGGATAAGATTAGAAAAGAGTTTAGATATCTCTTAGATATAATGGATTTTGATAAGAAAGCCCATGAAATCTATAGGAACTGGTATATTGATGGAAGAATTTATTATCATAAGATAATCGATTTAAAGAAACCCGAAGACGGTATTCAAGAAATGAGATACATTGACGCAATGAAAATGCGTCATGTTAGACAGCAAAAGAAAAAAGAAAGCGATAAGTATAAGATTACAAACAATCCTGGCGATAATCCAATGGATTATGAGTTCCCAGAGATTGAAGAGTATTTTATTTACAACGCAAAAGGTATATACCCTACTGGTAATATTAATGCAAAGGGTGCTAGTCAAGGAGTTAAAATTGCAAAGGATGCAATTACCTATTGTACTTCTGGATTAGTAGATAGAAATAAGGGATCAACTCTTTCATATCTTCATAAAGCAATTAAGTCTATCAATCAACTTAGAATGATTGAGGATAGTCTTGTTATATACAGGTTATCAAGAGCACCAGAAAGAAGAATATTCTACATTGATGTTGGTAATCTACCTAAAGTTAAGGCAGAACAATACCTTCGTGATGTTATGATGAGATATCGTAACAAGTTAGTATACGATGCAAACACTGGTGAGATTCGTGATGACAAGAAGTATATGGCGATGTTGGAAGATTTCTGGTTACCCAGAAGAGAAGGAGGGCGTGGTACTGAAATTTCTACTCTTCCAGGAGGTCAAAACCTTGGAGAAATCACTGATATTGAGTACTTCAAGAAGAAATTGTACCGTTCACTCAATGTTCCACCATCTAGAATGGACGGAGAAGGAGGATTTAACTTAGGTCGTTCATCAGAAATACTAAGAGACGAATTAAAATTCACTAAGTTTGTTGGACGTTTAAGGAAGAGATTCTCTAGAATGTTCCATGATATGTTGAAGACTCAGTTAATTCTAAAGAATATCGTGACCCCAGAAGACTGGGATATCATGAGTGATCATATTCAATATGATTTCTTATACGATAATCACTTCTCTGAGTTAAAAGAAACAGAACTCTTCAACGAAAGAATTAATGTTGCTGCTACTGCAGAACCATATATTGGTAGATATTATTCTCAAGATTATATAAGACGTAGAATTCTTCGTCAGACTGATATTGAGATTAAGGAACAAGATGCATTAATGAAGAAGGAAATTGAGGATGGAATTGTTCCAGACCCAATGGCCCCAGTTGATCCTGAAACAGGAATGCCTTTAGATGCTATGGGTGGTGACCCTAATGCTCCAGTAATGGAACCAGATCTAGAAGGTGAAACTTTAGTCAAAAAAGAATTGCCTAAAGGTGGAGAGATTTAAATGGAATTAGATCAGGACGAAAGAGGAAGAAAATACCTTAAAGCGAATTTCAATGTAAAAGATATTCGTTTAATGTATGATGCTCTTAATCATTTTTATGATAATTGGCCTGGTTCTCCAGCAAGACATCCTTCAGAACATCAACGTTTAGAAGAGATGAAAAATATGTTTTATTCTATGCTAATGGAGTATACATTACACCAGCGATAGTATAATACATAAATATTACAGGTTATTTAATTTATTATTAAAAAAATGGATGATGATTTAATGAACATGATGGTTGCAGACGACGGTGCTGCACAAGTCAGTGATAAGATGAAAGATATCCTTTTTGCTAAATCTGCAGAAAGAGTTGATGCTTATCGTAAAGATGTAGCAAATAGTTTATTTGGCGATTCTCAACCTGAAACTGAAACCGAAGATGAAGTCGAAACAGAAGTAGAAGCGGAAGCAGAAACTGAAGTAGGTGATGAAGTATCTGACGAGGAAGAAAAAGGCGAAGAATAATTTTATAAATAACTAACAATGACCCAAAAAGTATAGCATAATGGCACATAGAGTAGTCGGAACCGGACAATCGATAACGTTTGCGGCAGCTGGAACTGCTGTTACATCGAGTTCTTTTAAAGTACAATCGAATACCGTAAGGTTATGTGCAGTAGGATGTGCAGTTAATGTTGCAATAGGTACTGAACCAGTTGCGTCAAAAACTGATTACTACATTCCTTCAGGGGGAACTGCAACACTTGCATTAACAAAAGCATCTCAAAGAGTTATTAGTGTTATTGTAGGATCTGCAACAACCCTTGTTTGTCCCGAAGGAACTCAAATGCCATTTGTTGTTGGTGATAGAGTTACTATTACAGGTTCAAATGATAGTAATTACGACACCAAGATTAGTAATGCAAGAGTTACATCAGTCCTATCATCTTCTGGTAGGGATGGATATTTCCAAACTAGAATTGTAACTAATGCTGATACTTCTGGAATTAGCACAGCATTCTCTGAAGGATGTCATGCTTCACTTTATAAAACAGCAAGTATTTCTGCCATACCTAATGGTGGTGCTGCTGGTTCGTTATGGATACAGCAAGTTCAAACAACCGGGGATGCCTGATGAAACTTATTAGAGAAGAAATTGAATCAGTCGAATTTCTAGTTGAAAACCGTGGCGGAAAGAAGTCCATGTATATTGAGGGAGTTTTCCTTCAAGGTAACTTGACTAACCGCAATGGAAGAATGTATCCTATGGAAACTCTCCGTAAGGAAGTTGGTCGTTATAACGAGAATCATATTCAATCAGGAAGAGCACTTGGAGAACTCGGTCACCCCGAAGGTCCAACTGTAAACCTTGATCGTGTTTCTCACAAAATCGTTTCTCTTAAGGAGAACGGTTCAAACTTCATTGGTAAAGCGAAAATTCTCGGTACACCAATGGGTAAGATTGCATCTTCATTAATTGAAGAAGGTGTAAAACTTGGAGTTTCTTCAAGAGGTATTGGATCTCTAAAGCCAACCCGTGAAGGAGTTAATGTTGTAGGAGATGACTTTATGTTATCTACTGCTGCTGATATTGTTGCTGATCCATCTGCTCCTGATGCTTTCGTAGAAGGTATTATGGAAGGAAAAGATTGGGTATGGGATGGAGGTATTCTTCGTGAGAAGTATGCTACTAAAACATATAAGACTATCAACACATTAATTGACCAGAAGAAATTAGATGAGAATAAATTAAATTTATTTAATGATTTCTTATCAAACTTGTAAACTTTCTAAATAAATATAGATTTAACTACTAAAGAGTCGGAGCCCTACAAATGTCTAGTGGTAAAAAATTACACGAAATGGATGAGTCTGTTGCTAACCCTAGTGTTTCGCAATCCAAGACCGCAGTGAACGCCAATGCTAAACCTGGTGAACCCATAGATACATCCCAAGGAAAATGGGAAGATCTTGGTGGACCAACACCTGAGAATTACAAGTCAGACGATGATTCAGCTAAACTGAAGACTCCTGGCGGTAACCTTAAGCAGGTATCTGATGTAGTTACTAATCGCAAAGGAAAAACTCTAAAGCAAGGAGACGAGGCCGAAGTGACTGATGAGCAAGAAGTAGTTGCTGAAGAACCAGCAAAAACTGAAGAAGTAGTCGCCGAGACTGAAGTTAAGGAAGAAGAAGTTATCGAAGAGGTTAACATCGAGGATGATGTTAATGCACTCTTAGGTGGCGAAGAACTCTCCGAAGCTTTTAAAGAGAAAGCAAAGCTTGTTTTCGAAACCGCACTTAATTCTAAAGTCGCTGAAGTTAAAGAGGCATTAGAAGTCAAGTACCAAGAGACACTCGAAGAAAAATTAAATGCAGAGAAGACTGCACTTTCTGAGAGAGTTGATAGTTATCTTGAGTACGTTGCCGATGAGTGGTTTACGGAAAATACCCTTGCAGTAGAGCAAGGATTAAAAACAGAATTGACCGAATCATTCCTATCTGGAATGAGAGGCCTCTTTGAAGAACATTATGTTTCAATCCCTGAAGATAAGTATGATGTTCTAGAGAGCATGGTCGAAAAACTAGATGATATGGAGACCAAACTCAATGAGCAAATTGAGAAGAATGTTGGATTGAATAAGAGACTCGGAGAGTCTGTTGCCAACGGAATTCTTGAATCAGTTTCTGATGGACTAGCAGTCACTCAGAAAGAGAAGCTCGCCTCACTTTCCGAAAGTGTGGAGTTTGAAAGTGAAGAATCTTATCGTGAAAAACTGGAGACTTTGAAGGAATCTTATTTCACTTCAAAAGGAACTCCAACTTCTAATTCTGATAACCTTTCAGAAGGAGTAGACAATACAGTAGGTAGTGCATCACACTCACCTTCTATGGATGCTTATCTGAAGTCACTATCAGCATTTAAGAAATCCTGATTACATTATTTCAAACAAACACTTTAATAGGTAAAAGCAAATGTTTCAATCGGAACAGTTGCAGGAAAAGTGGGCTCCACTTCTAAACTATGAAGGTCTTGATGAAATCAAAGATCCTCATCGTAAAGCGGTTACCGCCGTCCTGCTAGAGAACCAAGAAAAATTTTTAAGAGAAGAACAAGCATTCGGATCAGGTATCAACCTGATGGAAGCTGTACCTACTAACTCTGCAAACGCTGCAGGTGCTAGTGGTGGATTCGGAGGTAGTGCAACTGCCGCTGGTCCTACTGCAGGTTTCGACCCAGTGCTTATCAGTCTAATCCGTCGTTCAATGCCTAACTTGGTCGCATATGACCTTGCTGGCGTTCAACCAATGAGCGGACCAACTGGACTGATTTTCGCAATGCGTTCACGCTATACTAACCAGTCTGGAACAGAGACATTCTACAACGAAGTAGACTCTGCATTCTCTGGTCAGGACGCAGGCCGCGACGAAGAATCTGGATTTACAGATGGAAACGCTGGTATGGGTACAACCGCTCAAAGCGGAACTAACCCTGCGGTTCTTAACCCTGTATCTTCTGCATCCACACGTGGATACAACGTCGGTCAAGGTATGGTTACAGGAGACGCTGAGAATCTTAGCGGAACTGGAACTGATGCCTTCGGTCAGATGGCATTCAGCATCGAGAAAGTAACAGTTACTGCCAAATCTCGTGCGCTAAAAGCAGAGTACAGTTTAGAACTTGCTCAAGACCTTAAAGCAATTCATGGTCTTAATGCTGAAGCAGAACTTGCTAACATCCTTTCTACTGAGATCCTCGCTGAAATTAACCGCGAAGTTATCAGAACTATCTACAAGGTTGCAGAGCAAGGTGCTGTACAAAACACCGCTACTGCTGGTGTATTCGACTTAGACATCGACTCAAACGGAAGATGGTCTGTTGAGAAGTTTAAGGGACTCCTATTCCAAATCGAGCGTGATGCTAACGCAATCGCACAAAGAACTCGTCGCGGAAAGGGTAACATCATCATGTGTTCTGCTGACGTTGCGTCTGCACTAACCATGGCTGGTGTACTTGACTACACTCCTGCACTTAACGCTAATCTTAACGTTGATGATACAGGTAACACATTCGCTGGTGTTCTCCAAGGCAAGTATAGAGTCTACATTGACCCATATTCTGCTAACCTAACAAGTGCTAACGCAGCACCTACAGGTGGAAACCAGTACTACGTTTGTGGATACAAAGGTTCCTCTCCTTATGACGCTGGACTGTTCTACTGTCCTTATGTACCGCTCCAAATGGTACGCGCAGTCGGAGAAAACTCCTTCCAACCAAAAATTGGATTCAAGACTCGTTATGGTTTAGTTGCAAACCCATTCGCCGAGGGTACAACCCAAGGTTTAGGTGGATTGCTTTCAAACCAGAACCGCTACTATCGTCGCGTTGCAGTCAAGAACCTAATGTAATAGAGAAGTTAATATCTCTTTACAACAAAGACTCCCTTTCGAGGGGGTCTTTTTTTTATCTAAATACTAGGTGGAGACCTGCACGAACTAATGGCTACTAGACCATCGCAAATTGAAAATAGGAACTTCCTAGCACCTGTAGGGTTTAAGTTTAATCTTAAAAGAAGTCCTGGTGCTGCATTCTTTTGTAACCAAGCAAACATTCCTGATATATCTTTGGGTGTAACAGAACAACCCAACTATCTCAGACAGATTCCTATTCCAGGAGATATGATGGATTTTGGTGATTTGAATATAAGGTTTATGGTTGATGAAGACCTTAAGAACTTTATGGAGATTCAAAACTGGATAAGAGGATTAGGATTTCCAGAAAGCGTACAAGAATATAGAGATTTGGCAGGTAGTGGACCATTACCTAGAAGAGATTATGTCCAGTCAGGTGATGACATTTATTCTGATGGCACTCTTCAAATTCTGAATAGTAATTTTAATGCTAAGTTTAATGTTAACTTCAAAGATTTGTTCCCAGTAAGCTTGACAACTCTAACTTTTGATGCTACAGATACAGATATAGAATACTTTACAGCAGATGCTACTTTCAAGTATACTGCATATGAACTAACTAATTTACAAAACGAACCTTTATGATTGATCTGGAGACTCTCCAGAAGATGTGGGAAGAAGATTCCAAAATAGATCCTGATAATCTACATACTGAATCATTGAATATACCATCTCTTCATGCGAAATATTTTGATTTATATAATACATTATTCCTCTTAAGAAAGAAAGCAGATCAACAGAGGAAGAACATTCGTCATGAAAGGTATGAATACTTCTCAGGCAAATCAGATCCTGATGTTTATATAAAAGAACCCTTCCCAAAGAAGATACGGGATAAGGATACTATGCAGAAGTACTTAGATGCAGATAATAAACTTTCACAGTCATCTTTAAAGATAGAATATTATGATACGATGCTTACATATATTGAAAGCATCCTTAAAGTGATACAGAACAGAACATTTCAGATTAAGAATGCAATAGAGTTTATGAGATTTCAGTCTGGTATGGGTTGACAAGGGTAACTAAATACCCATAGATGAATGGGTTAGTTGATTGACACAGGTGCTAACGTTGTTATAGGTAAAGCGAACGAAGTCTTTTTACAGATTAATGCAGAACCTCATATACAATACGAACTAAGAGACCACTTTACCTTTGAGGTAGAGGGTGCAAAGTTCATGCCTCAATACCGTAAAAGAA